ATTATGAAGCACTTAATCTCAGCAACATTGAGTGAAGAAGCCTCCAAGATTTATGCAACATGGCCGAAGGGAAAGAAATCATCTCTGATTTCACAAATCATCGTTGAACAAGATTCGAATATGAAATTAATTGAGGCTCTAAGGATCAGAAGAGAAGTGCAGACAGCGATAATAGCCAAAGCAAATGTCGCTTTATGGCTAAAGGATCCTTCAGACCCCCTATGTATCGAATTAAATGAGATGTTAGTTGGAACTATCCATTATCAGTATAGGAACTTATCACTAAATAATGACTGAAACCGGAAAAGTTGCTTCCGTTTTACAACAATATCCAGGCTTAGCTAACTTCGAATAACGGAAATATCATTAATTCGTAATATCTTGAGCGACACCCTTCACCATCTGAAGTATTGCTTGATTTTCTGAAATCTTAATTGGCTCTAGAACTACAAGATAGTTGTATCTTCTAGTTGGAGAAGTAGTATTGTCTGAAGTAATATATGCATTAATGTATAAATGACGATTTACTACATGATCAGGATCTACAATTGCTTGATTATCATTCAAACCAGTTGGCCCAGTTATGAAATCGGTTGCAGCATCTCGCAAATTGTAGCCTTTTATCATCCAACCAAACTGACGATTATCATTAACTGTTACAGTATCATCAAATCCTGCAGGAGTAATTACATCAGTAGCCAGAGATGCAGCGACTAATAATTGTCCATCTCCAGTTCCAGTAGCAGCACGATAAGTTTCAGGCCAGAAATAAAAGGATTTTACTTTCCATGCTCGAGATAGATCAGCAGCCTCATAAGAAAATATCTTGTTATTGGTACTTCTTGCATTATCATCTATGTCTACGCTGCCTCTAAATGTTAGTATTCTACTCATTTCAATTCCTTCCTTGTTAATCTATGAGCCTTCTTCATTAGTACAGATATATTTGACCTTGGATGCTTTCGCTTCAAAGCCTTCAAATGTTTACCAAATACTCTTTGATATCTGGACACCTTTCTCTTCCTTTTTGGTACTGGGATTTTATCACTTCTAGTAGACCTAGATCTAGGAGATGAAACGCTAGGAGATCGGCCAGTCGATATCTCTCGTAATTCTTCCCTACTAAAGCCACCAGAATCTCCCAGAAGAATTGCTTTTACAACTGCACTTGGCAGTGAATTTGATATCAATGCTTCGAGATATGCTCGGGCAGCCTTCTCAACTCTGTCATTAGAGACCATTTAATTCACCATGATCATTGTTGTGAAAGTGCTAATGCCATTGCAGATGCTTGAGTCATTGTTTCTGAAGTACATTCCATGACTAAAGAGACCACAATATTTTCTTGCCAACCGCTAGTTGTAGTTCTTCCAGATAGATACATTTGTTCAACACCGATTAAATAACCGTTAGTCCAGTGTTGTGGTGCGACATCAAATTCATCATTCATGTTAGTTGGAACGCCATTAGTACCAATCTGATTGTAAGCAGTTAGACGACCACTCGCGATTACAGATTTATTGTCGCCTGAAACTACTAGAGCAGATTGAGATTGAGTAGTTAATTGAAAGTCAACCGCAGCAGAATCTGAGGCTAAAATATCAGGAGTTCCGCCACTAGCATCAGAATATTGAACTGCAATGTTATGGATCCGAAGAACTGTTTTTCCTAGAGCATCAACTACTGCTCCCAAATCAATCACTTCCTGATTAAATGTGCCTGCTTTGTTTAGTGTTATGCTTTGTCTTAGAAAGAACGAGTCTGTTCGTGCCATGATTAGCGGAGGTATTTCCGGTTTATGAACATTTTTTACCGGAATCCGGAAACATGCACGCTGTTTTCCCCACTCTTATCCAATCCGCGAAGCGGTAATCAGGAATCCGAACGTGCCTACCCCAACCGGTTTGAGTAGGTTCTTCCTACGCCGCGTTCGCCACAAGAGGCCATATATTCTATAAACTACCCGCTTTATGTGTCAAGAAATGCAATATATTATATTTAGAATAGGTTTCGAGCGACTATGAAGTGCAAGTTTTGTAATGAAATACCTCAAAGAGACGACCCTATAATGCCTATTTGCGAGGATTGTTGGTCAAGATTAAAGTCAGGGGCGATATAATGAAGCGATTTAGATCCATATCTGTATATTATAGAGATGAAAACAAGGTAATGAGAAAGATTCCGCATCTTAAAGCCCATTTAGATAAAGGAAAGGTATTCAAAGTGTATACACTTCCACCAGTAAAAGAGCAGGAGTTGGAATTATGAAGCACTTAATCTCAGCAACATTGAGTGAAGAAGCCTCCAAGATTTATGCAACATGGCCGAAGGGAAAGAAATCATCTCTGATTTCACAAATCATCGTTGAACAAGATTCGAATATG